AGCTATACGCCTATCCGGCGGCGCAACTGAGAAGTGGCGTCCGAAAGGAGACTATAAATCTGAATAGGAAGCCCGAAAAATATCCAATAACAGGCAAGGAGAGTAGCAAACATGGCTATAAGAGCAAATGTTTGTACAACCGCCGAGCATGACCGCCACAATTCTTTAAAATGGTGTATCTTTGGACGACGAACCATGACGCTCACCAAGCGACGCTAGACGTTTTTGATACCAGGGGACATATAATACCGCAAAGCCTCTCTATGGCCTTCCAGGCGGCCTCTAGGAGCAAGCAAGCAGTTTTACATAGTATCCAACGACGAAGCCTATACCCAACAGGATCCCTGCCGCGATCGGCTTGTTATTGACTACGAACTTGATATTCGATTTAACGGTTTTCCAACCCATAATTATCTCCTATCGCTACCGGTGTTAAAAACAACTGACGTTCCGCTTCTCTACGAATAACTAATCCGCGAAGTATCCTTCCGTTCGCCCACCGCCATTTTGGAAATTCATTTGCGGCTCCCAATCTTTCATTTCGGTTAAGCCGCATTTTTAAAGTAGACGAAATTAGCCTCGAAATTCCGAGGTTGTATACAAATGAGCAAAGAGCTGAGAATTCATTCTGGTTGAGTGCAACCCGAACAACCCGAAGTATATCGCTTTCGACATGATCCAAGTGCCTTCGCAGTAGAGCCTTGGCCTCATCCTTGGTGACCGGCGGGCTATCCATCTTAACTCGGCTACCGTCAGAAAGTATGGTTGATCCATAACCGATGCTTGCGATTCCGGCTGGGCAACGATACGGCGTCGGAACGAAACCTTCGGCAACAAGGATGATTGATAGCCCACCTGCATTGATATTCATCAGCTTGCAGCAGATGCAGGTGTCATTTACTGAGGCGGGCGATGGCTCGTCCACCGAACCAGAATGATATAACTGCGGCGAAGAGAGCTTTCGTTTCCTCGTCCCAGATAATTTGGACGGCATTAAGTCCTGATATTCCAGCGGCGGTGAGTGAGAGATAGGCTGAGATTTCGACAAATATGAAAAGTAAAAAGAACGCATAGGTAATTGTAGGGCGCACACTAGCGCGATACCCATCAATAAACTGATTCCCAGTAGGCTGCATGCTTTTTTGGAGTGCTTCAATTTCTCGAATATCCGCTTCAACATTTATTGCCTCCAGCTTTTGAGTGGCAAGCTCTTTTTGCTGGCGTATCTGCACCTCCATGACTTGAAGTTCGTGCTTCTTGTCTTGTTTGTCTTGGAAAAATTCCATCACCTTCGGGAGGAAGGAGGTGCCGAAACCCAGCAAGGAACCTAAGAGACTTAACATCATTTCACCTTCTTTAACTTCCACAGAACATACGGCTCATATCCGTCAACTTGCAGCGGCAACGATGGCACCCTTGTGTCGGCCTTCTTGTAGCCAATGTAGTGCCAATCGTATCCAGCATCAATTTGCCTTGAAGCAGTATCGAAAAAGTCCTTGTTCCCGGAATAAAACGCGCCGCCGAAGTATCAGGACTTAATGCCGTCCAAATTATCTGGGACGAGGAAACGAAAGCCCTCTTTGCCGCAGTTATATCATTCTGGTTCGGTGGACGAGCCATCGCCCGCCTCAGTAAATGATACCTGTATTTGTTGCAAGCTGATGAATATCAATGCAGGTGGGCTATCAATCATCACCGCCTCGGAGGGGTTCATTCCGACGCCGTACCGCTGTCCAGCAGGGGTCCCGTCGATTGGATTTGGATCAACCATACTTCTTAACGGTCGCAGAGTTACGATGGCTAGCAAGGCGGTCACCAAGGATGAGGGCAAGGCTTTATTGCGGCGGCACTTGGATCGTGTCGAGACAGACATATCTCAGCTTATTCGGATATCACTTAATGAGAATGAATTTTCCGCTCTATGCTCTTGGACCTACAACCTCGGAAGCGGACGACTCCAATCATCTACGTTGAGAGCGAAGCTTAACAGAGGTGAGCGACTAGGAGCGGCCAATGAATTTCCAAAATGGCGGCGAGCTAACGGAAGGATACTTCGCGGCTTGGTCATCCGTAGAGAAGCTGAACGTCAGTTGTTTTTAACGCCGGTTAATTATAGGAGATAGTTATGACTTGGAAGACAGTTAAGTCGAATCTCAAGTTTGTAATCAACAACAAGCCAGTTATAGCTGGGATCTTACTTGGTGTAGGTTTCGTTGTAGGATATTACGTTAAACTGCTGGCTTGTTCTTAAAACAAGTCGTCCCAGCCTTTGTTCATAACGACCTCCGCGATATTCTTTTTGTCGCGTAGGTTCTTCGTGATATGTTCGTCTACTGTCCCTTTACAGATAATGTCGACATAGACGACCTTAGACGTTTGACCAATTCGATGGGCACGATCTTCAGATTGTATACGCGCTTCAAGGTCATATGAATTTGCGTAGTATATAACGGTGGTTGCTTGGGTAAGGGTAATACCGAACCCGCCCGTTCGAGGATGACCGATAAAGTATCTGAGGGTACTATGGGGATCTTGGAAGGACTTGACGATTTCTTGACGTTCAAGGTTCGGCGTTTCGCCGTAGAAAGACGCGACGGTTTCTTTGCCATAGTGTTCTCCTAAAGATTTTTCTAGTTGTCTGATGTTATGACGATAAGCCGCCCATATGATTACCTTGCCAGGCGCTTCGTCTAGAACCTCCCTTATGATCTTCATTCTTACGTCACTTATGTGCGTCACCTTACCTTCATTGTTTGTAATGAAGCCGCACACTATCTGATGTAGCTTAAGCATCTTCGTCATGACTAATGGCGCTGTAACTATTTCAAACTGCGATAGTTCTATGAGTGCTTGTTCCTTCATCTCCTTGTAGAGACGTTTTTGTTCTGGCTCCATCTCCATATAGCGTATAGTGTAGACCTTATCAGGTAGGTCGAGGCATTCACTCTTCAGTATGCGTGCACTGAATTGTTTTAGTAAAGACTGAAGCTCGTCTAACCTTTGAAAGCCCACGACTTTATCGAACGAATGAGTGGAGATATATTGTTTTTCTATAATGGCGAATTGATTTCTAAAGCCAAAGAATGTACTGAAACCAAGGAGACTTCTATCAAGAAAAGCGCACTGATTATAGATGTCTAACGGTGACCTGACGATAGGTTCACCAGACAATATACGTCTGATACAGGCCATCTTGCCTAGGCGTATAGCAGCCTTACTACGTTTTGCTTTTTCATTCTTAATGGTAGTAGACTCGTCAAGCGTCATGAAGACCTCATGGACAACTAAGAATTTATAGGCGAAGTCTTGGCCTTTCTTCGTAGCCAGTGCCTCGACGTTCATGATTAAGATCTTGAGATTCTTATCGTCAGGATCAAAGAGCGCATCCATCATCTCGTGCTGCCACTTCCTAGCGCCAGCTGTCCAGTAAGCCTGTGTCACTGGTATACGGTCAGGCATATGTGCTGGTAGTTCATTGTACCACCAATTGAGATACGCACCTTTCGGTGCTATGATAAATAAAGCTGTAATCTTGCCTTGTTCATAGAGGTATGCGGCATTATCTATAACGACCTTAGATTTACCTGTACCCATCTCCATGAATAGCGCATAGTTCTGCATATCTTTAGAAGTTTCAAACACATCTAGCTGATGCTTGTATGGCTTCGTTTTAAATAAGTAATTCATAGATTAACCTGATTAGTATAGACTATGCATTATATATTAAGACTATTAACCCGCTCCCTAGTGGATCACTAAGGACCCTATATTCATCTGTTTTAACTAAAAATATCTCTTAAGAGATTAAACAAAGGATCTTGATCTAAAGGTAGTTTATATACTCCTACAACAGGCACTACATTAAGTCCATTACTATCAAGAAAGCCAGCATTCATACCGTTAACTAAAGTTAATTGATTATCTCTAGCCACAAGGATAAATGAACGACCGCCGTAATGGTAACATTCCTTATGCCAAAGAATTTGAGAGCCTCTTACTTTAACTTGAAAAGATTTTGTCACCTTAAGTTCAATAAAAGCCGTAACCCCTTTATAGGTGCCAATAGCATCTGGAATACCTACACCTGCTGTGGTTTCAATACGATTCCACTGGCCTTTTAATTTAGGCTTCAGATATTTCCATAACTTCTTTTCGGTCCATCTCATCAAGTTCACCCCAGTTTTGTCCCATACCTATGTCAGTGGCAAGTGGTACCTTGAGCTTAACACAAGTACACATAATCTCGTCGATTTCTAGAGCTTGTCTTGGGCCATCAATCGAATTATCTACTTCATCATGTAACGTAATATGAGGTACGTAGCCTTCCTTATAGATAGCGACCATAGCTTTCTTTATCATATCAGCGCTACTACCTTGTATGGCAGAATTTAGAGCCTTGTAAGTCATCGAGCGTCTGATGCCACCTTTATCTTTAAATTTCTCCAGTGCCACTTCTTTAGTATACATACCTGAATCCAGGTGGTATGCGTCTCTACCACGGGCTTCCCACTTATTAAACCTGCGCCTACGACCAGTGATAGTTTTTATGTAACCAAACTCTGCTGCACGGTTAGCTGAAAAGTCCATCAATAATTTAGCATAAGGTACTGCGTAAATATATTGTTTATAGAACTCAGCTGCATCTGAGACATCGCAGTTAAGCATAGTAGCTAGCTTCGGTATACCCATACCATACGGAATACCAAGGTTTATTTCCTTTGCTGGTCGTCTTTCCATGTCAGCCATGTCAGCTACCATCTGGTGATAATCTGTAGTAGGGTCATCAACATACCTACGTTGCGCCTCTTCAGCTCCGGCGTAGCCCATAAGGACTGCATAATGTACAGTGACACGAGGTTCTTGTTGCCGATAATCATGCTTACACCAAATTGCCCCGGTATCAGGGATGAATAAGCTACGCATGGCTGGACCAATGACAGGATGATGCTTCGGTACTTGTTGTAGGTTAGGATTACTTGAAGAGAAGCGTCCAGTTTCTGTACCGCCTCGCTCTCCTTTTGCCTGGTGAAATTCACAATGTATTCTGCCGTTAACTAATTTATCAAGAATCATATTATCAATAAATGTATCAGCACCTTTAGTATAGGTTCTAACGTCAATAACTAATTGCGATATGTCATCATCTTGTTCAGCTAGCCAATCAGCTGTAAATGACGGGTTACCTTTATTTGTATGTGGATACCAAATCCCCTTAGTCTCGTAGACTTTAGCTAGACTAGGCGCAGACCACACATCAACATGTAGGCCTGTGGTTTCATTGAGTTTCTTTTGGACACCTGCTGCCTTAGTTTTGAATTGTATCTTCAGGCGCTCTGCCTTATCAACATCGATACGTACCCCTTGGAACCTCATGTCAAGAAGTAGCGGCAATAGTTCTTGCTCGAGTGTATAGGCTTCCCACAGCTCTTGTTCTTCTAAAATCCCTTGTTGTTTCTCCCAGATCTTAACTGGCGCACAAGCATCCCACTCAGCATATTCGCCTACAAACCTGGCTGGTAACCGCCACAGTCCTCCTTTAGGGTCTACGTTCCAGGCTGATGCAGCCTGTCGTAATAACAGTTCCTCCTTACCAGTACCAAGATAGTCTTTGGCAATAGCATCAAGAGAATAAGACGACCTGGTCTCGTCAATTAAAGACTCGGCTATTTGTATGTCGTGGATTGGGACTTTAACTTGAATATCTCGTTCCGATTTAAGCCACTCAAGGTCATAGATAATGTGTGCTCCAACCACTTCCTTAACTCGTGATAATTGATCCCGTAACCAGGCGAAGACAACTTGATCGTCAAGGTTACCTCCGCCGTCGTGGGTAACTGGGAAGTACCCAGTAAAATATGAGCAGTACACCGAGACTCCTGCAATCCTTCCATCACGGCGGACGCCACCTGGGCCGTGGGTTGTGAGTCGCTCATCTCTAGTCTCCAAATCTAAACCAATGGTCTGACCACTAAGGTCAGGAAACTCTGACGGGGCAACCCAGTTGGAGTCAGGTAACATAAAACTTAAAGGCTCTTGAGTCGCCATTCTTTTCCAGTTCCTACCCAGAGCTCTTTCGATCTATCATGCGAGTATTCATGCTCAAAAACTATACGTTCGCAACTTGTATTAAGAAATAACTTAATGCAGTGAATGCAAGGAGACAGAGTACAGTATGCGGCAAATATTTTCTTTGTATTTGGACACTGTAATAAGGCGTTTTGTTCGGCGTGGATTGCTTCACAGACGTCGAGGCCTTCTCCGCTAGGAAAGTTTGCACCAGCACAAGGAACACTAATACAATGGACAGCACCAGCATAAACGCCATTATAACCGGTAGCAATAATATGCATATCACTGTTGACGAGCACACACCCAACCGCTCGCCTGATACAAGTTGAACGTTTGGCAACCACCTTCGCCAGTTCCAAGAAGTATTCTTCATGGCTAAGTCTTCCCAAGTTCAAAAATCCTTTCTATGGGCTTGTTAATATCAGCCCTCATTCCAATATATGTGATGAAGGCTTCAGGTGATGGAAAGCATTCAGGTTTAAACGCGTTCATTTCATAGGCCTCGCGGTCGTGCCAGGTTTCTACAATATTTATGGCATCATCGACTTGGGCTCCATAGATATGTTGACTTCCAGCAGTTAACGTTAATGTCCCAAGGTTGTACCAATAGCCACGAGCTCTAAGCAGAAGTAAGACGTACATCGAGAGCATAGAAAAATTAAACACGTCGTAAGGCCACCCGAGCCAGACATCAGATGAACGCATAGTGTCTATACAGTGAAGTTTATGGTCACGTATTATCCACTGCACGCTTATGGTACAAGGTATATCTTTAGACTTACGTGGATTCTTCCGCCAGATAGTCATAACAGCTTGACGTGTGAGATGGTCTTCAACTAAGGCATCAACAACATACATTAGTTGATCTACTACTTGTGGGCCATACGCACCGAAGAAGAACTTACGATCATCTGAGAACTTGACAATCTTCTTGGAGTAAGGTTCAATAGTCCGAACTTTGTTGTCACCGTTCATAATCCATGAAGCTTCTGCCATCATAAATCTATACCCTAACTTACGCTCAGGTATCGTGACTATTGGATAACTCATGTCAAGGGTAGAAGAATAATGTAACAGCTCCATAGTATCCATATCTCGTGGTGAAACATCATTACCTTCAGCTACTAAATCCCCTAACACGTTTACCCAAGCCGCATTAGCAGTATTAAAAGTCACCATCAAATATTCCCCTAAGATTAAAATGCGGATTAAACCGTCTATAATATTGTGGATGATTCATAAATAAAGCGTCAGTTAAGTTTATGCGCCAGGTTTCTAATTTAGCTAGTGCTTTCTTCCCCATAATAATAGGTCGCAACCCTCTAATGTCAACAAGCTCCTTGGCCAGTTGATATCCTTGATCATCGTTAGCATTAAACCAACATGATTCCCACTCATTCCAATTGATTTTATCAAGGGCTTCAGCCAACCATAAACTTGAGTCTCTATACGCGTAGAATGGCCACAGCTTCTCACGACCTTTATGATTTGGTTCATCACCTATAAATACGTAATGAGCGTATTTAGTGTGCCCAAGAAAGTTTTTAAGATGATATTGCAAAGCTGGCTGATATTGAGTACCAGTTTGATATCTTAATAGTCCACACGCACCTTGAACAAAGCGCGCCAAATTATTGTTTTGGCCCTCAACCTCTATTCGATATTTTAAGGCATGCGGAAAGTGCCGCGCGGTTACTTGCCAGTGATCTAAATATAGATGACATAAGGAGCTGATGTCCTCATACATTTCGGAACGTTCACCTTTTAACTTTGCATGCCGGGCGACAGTTTCATCGATAGTATTTGGAAGACAGTAGATATAAACGCCGGCATGCTTTAACAGTACGCGATCCATCATACGCCACATGAATGGCCAATCAGAGCCATTACGATAGTTAGCAGCATATATAAGTTCTGAGGGCCACCATCTGTCCAGAATAACTGGCTTATCATAAGAAAGACGTGCGGCACGTTTAATAGCAGCCGTATGATAGGTAAACATATGCTTAGGCCATCGATAGGTAAGATGCATGTAGTGACCATCTAACGCTTTAACTAATTTCTCAGCTAAAGCCGTCTTACCCACACAATCCGGGCCTTCAAGCACAATGATTCCGTGCATGACTAACCTATAAACTGTTTAAGGTTGGGTGGAATCCAGTGTTCGGGTTTTACGACATCATGTGTAGAATGCCGACTACTTTCACCAACAGTCTTAGCACGAACCTTCAGCATATTTGCCTCATGCACCTCTTTCCACCCCTGCTCGAATGGAAAACCATGGAGGTAGGCTGTACCAAGAGCGACATAAACTAGGTCGACAAGTGAATCAAACATAAGTTCAAGGTCACCATTTGCTACAGCTTCTTCATATTCTTTAAGTTCCTCCCTGAGAAACTTAACCCGAAAATTTTGCATTTTTTTAGGTAGACGTCTAACCTGACCTTCGTGTATAAGGTGAAATTTCTGATGAAACGCAATGATGTCATCAAACATGCGCAAGATCCTTCCATTCTTCTGAACTGGTCCAAGGTGTCGGCCACTCATGGATGTCTGCAAATTGTGGTGTATGCAGTTTATGTGAAAGATGCCATAAACAATTTCGAGAGTGGCTTGGAAATAATGGCGCGAAGATACATGCCAAGACATTGGTATCATAATATTCACGGAGTTCATCAAAGATTTCACGAACTGTCTCTCCAAGTTCGTCAATCTGGTCTATATAATCTTTGATGGAGGCGAATGTACCCCACTGATTTTCTACTTGAAAACCAATAGCCTCAAGTGTAGCGCCAAACGGCCCATACTTCATCTCATTGACATGATTTGCAGCCGCACCTACATGAGGATCCCAGCAAGGAGTTGAGACAAAGGCGTGGGTATCGCTAGTCATGTGAGTTCGTATATTCTTGAGAATAGCGATAGCATGCGCTGGTTCGACGTGCTCAACGACCTCAAAGCAAGTAATAAGTGTTGGTTGTGCACTTGTTGATATGTACTGCGCAAAATCTAATTCACCAAAGAATTTGGGCTTAAATTTCGCGTTCTTAAACATGTCCGGCATCTCGAGCTTATTAACATCAAAACCAGTATACTCTCGAGGAGACATACGACTAGAGTACAGAGTCTTGATTAGTGGCATCTCTTTGCCACAACCAACGTCAAATATTACTGCGTCTTTATAACGCTGTTTTTGCTGAAGATGCTTGACGATGTGAGACCATCGTAAGCAGTGTGCGATATAATCGCGATGAAGAAATCCACGCCTTTCGGCTTGGTCAATACTGAGATGAGT